TTAACGTAATCCTCTAGCGATCCGCCAGTGTCGTTAACAAAGTCTACAACTTTTTGTATATTTTCTGGTAGCGCTTGCCCAGTCTCGTTTAACTCTTCAATAGCAGCTTCTACCTCTTCTGCAACTTGCTCTACAGCTTCTTCAACTTCATTTGTTACTTCTTGTAACACGGGAGTTTCCTCTACTGTAGGCTCTTGCTCTATCTGTTCTACCTGTTCAACTTGTTCAACCTCTTTTAATTCCTCCGTAGGTTCTTCAGTTTCAACAACAGGTGGTTGATCTAAATTTACTTTAATAACGCTATCATCATCAGCGCTATCAAACGAAGGGACTTCAACTTTAGTCACCTCTTCTTGTGGTGTAGTTTCTTCAACTACATTTTCATTTTCTTCCATAATATAAAATATAAGTTAATAGTTATCTAGGGTCAAAACCACCTAAATTAATTCCACCGTCAATTATATCATTACCTGACGACTCAAAGTTTTTAGGTGATTTATTGTTTGCTCTTTGGTCTATAAGCTCACTTTGTTGAGTAGCTTGCATTTTAGTTCTTTGGTCTTTTCTATCTTCTTTAAACATTTCTTTTCTATCAGACTGAGCTTGATCCATGTTTCTCATTTGCATGTTTAACTGGAACTCGTACTCCATTAGCTTCTTTTTAACTTCAGCTTCTTTGTCTAACTCTTGAGCTTTAAATCCTGATTTTGCTTCTGCTAGTTTTATTTGAGCCTCTGTTAACGCCTGTTGCTTTTGCACTTCTGCCTGAGCGGCAACTTGTTGAGCTTGAGCGTTAGCGTCAGCTTGAGCCTTTATGTTAGCTTGCTGCGTGGCTTGATCTCTGTCTTGTTTTTTCTTTCTACGTATTTTTAATACTTGATTTGCTAGTTTAATATTTTTTATTTCCCTAACGTCAATAGCATCTTCAAGCTCTATACTACCCTGACCTATTGCTACCTGTATATTGTTTTCTAACATTTGCTTTTCTTCGTCATCTGGCATAAGGTCTATAAATATACCAAAGTCGTACAAATGCAAGTTACTCATCTCTTCTAACGTAGCAACATTGTGAGCACCTATAGCTTGTATAAAAGCGTTTCGAGTCGGAGAGTATTCTATTATATCAGATATTCTAAGTGATAACGCTTCAGCTGTTTCTGCAGTTAAAAATAATCCAGCATCAAGTATATGTCTAGTAGCTGTATTTGAATTAGCGGCCGCCATTTTTTGTACGCCAACTAAAGATCTAGCGTCTGGAGCGTCACTTCTAGCCTCGTTTAATCCGGTTACGTCACGTATCATTTGTAAGTAATAGTTGTACGTAGCAATTAAACTTTGCATTTTATTTCCACCGCTACCAGATGATATTTCTTGTATTGGTATTTTACCTGCGTTACCCTCGCCAAGCTCGTTCATTGATCTACCAATAACAGAACCTGTTTGGAAGAACATATTTAAAGCTTCTTGCGGATTATAGTTTGTACCATTACCTAAATCTATTTCAGCTAAACCATCAGCATCGAGATAAATACCATCAGGTATCATACGCGACATTACTTGCTGTAGCTTCAAGTGCGTAAGTTGTATCATATCTGCAAAACCAGTAATACGACCAACAAGCGACTCTATTTTGCCATTATACATTCTTGGCGCTACAATAGCGTAATTCATTTTAACTTTAGTAAAATCACTTTTAGGTCTAACCATATTGCTAGCTTTTTGCCACTGCAACAATATGTCTGTACCTAAAACTAATACGCCCTCATAAAGACACTCTACAGATCTTTGTAATCTTTCAAATCCTCCAGCCATATCACTAGGCGGATTAAAAGCGTCTGTTTTTTCTATTGCTCTCTGCCCACCTGATCCAGTGTCTTTTATTTTGTATACTTCGTTAGTATATGTTTTGTAGTTAAAATAAACTAAAGCAACTTTGTTATGATCATTATCATCGTTGCTTCTATATCTATTACCTGCGGATCTGTTTCTTATTGATCCGCCTTGTTTTTGTATTGTCTCTAAAGATTCTTGAGATAAATTAGGAAACTGTTTAGCTAACTCGTTAATAGGTATTTCTTTAACTTCACCAACATAGTATATATCTTCAAAGTAAGGTGAGTCAGTGTGTGAATAAACTAGATTAGCTGGATCTACGTACTCGACCTTAACACCTTCAGCCGTGTTAAAAGAAGTTTTCGTAGCAGCTATACCTAAAACAGCTAAATCGTAATAAAATCTTTTTTTAGTAAGTTCATATCTATTTCCTTCTAATAAAGTTTCTATTGCTTGTTCTTCAGCTATTTCCACAGCTTGTTTGTAGCTTAGCTGCATGTGTAACTGTAGTTCTTCTTCTGTTTCTGGTAATTTTTCTGGTGGAGTTTTAGCTAAGTCCATGTTAAACATGTTTTTAGCCATAGCGTTAAACTCTTTAGTTTTCATATCTCTAAGTATACTTTCCATATACTCAGTTCTTTTTTCAACGCCGTAAGGATCTTGAGAATAAGCTTTTATATCGTAAACTCTGTTAGCCATTCCATTTACAACTAAATCTACAAACTTAGGTATAATAGGTACGGGCTTCCAGTCTAGGTTTAAGTAGCTTAAGTCACCATTTATAGATAATTCATCTTTATACTTTTGAACAGACTGCTCTCCTCTAGCGTATAATCTTAAATTATGAAAGTTATTATACGTTGAATGATGTCTACCGTAATATCCAGTGTCAGTGTCAAACCATTCAGATTCTATAGCTTTAGCAACCTTTAAACCGTATTCATAACTAGCTTTTTCTTCGTCACTAACCGTTTGGCTTGGAAAAGAGTTTGTACCTGTTCTATACATTTATTTTCTTTTTATTATTTCACTAAAATCACCGTCGTTGTTATACTTAGCAATACTTATATTTACTTTTTGTTTAGTTCTAATGCCAACGGGCTTGTACAGATGTCTGTTACAACCCATTATAGCCAAGCCAGAACTTATAGAGGCATCGTGTTTAGTTCGCTTGTTTATGTCAAACTTAGCCCAATCATTTAATGTTTCGTTAAAATATGTTGTCCCATACTTACCGTCACCTAAATGACCAACGTGAGAATTTATATACATTTCAATAGCAGCTGCATGAGCTTGCTTTATATCTTCACTAGAGTTTGGTATACCACCAATCTCTTTCTCTGCTACAGATAGTTTATTCCAAACCTTGTCAGGTCTATTCATACTAAAACCTCTATAACCTCTTCTACGCATATAATACAATAACCTAGGTTTATTGTTCTCAGCTAATATTGGCATACCATAAAACACGCAAGCCATTAGCACGTCCTCAAAAAATATCTCAGCCGTTGGTGGCCTTGATATATATTCTAAAAAAAACGTGTTAGCAGGAGCATCCTCCATACTAAACTTTGTTAATCCATGAAGAGATCCGTTGGATCCTCGACCATCAACAGTGCCGCTAATATCATAACTATCGCAGCCAAAAGCGCCCATGTGTTCATTTCCTGGATATTTTATTCCGTTCTTTATTATTACTCTATTCTGAAGGTGAGCAGGTGGTACCCAACTTACTTTAAATCTACCTTTTGGATCTGGATTAAAAACAACCTTACTATCTTTAACACCACCTATCCACTGAAAGTTACCAGACGTTACTACAGCTGAACTTCCAATGCCTTCATTATAATCTATTTGCTCATATATCTTTACAAGATTAAATAAGCTATTTTTTGTTTCGTCTCTAAATGCATGCTCTGTAGTTCTAGGAAACTGACGATAAAATTCATTTAAACCGTCTTGATCGTCTTTTAAACCATCAACTTCATTTTGCCAATGATCAATTACACCTACATCTATTAATTCACCGTCGGGTCCGTATACATCATGATTTGGACTATTGAATACAGGTTGTCCGTGTTGGTCAATAAATCCTTCAAAGTTCCATTCCATTGGGATAAACAAAGAATATAAACCAGACTTTGTTTGTCCGTTACGGTTACGTCTTGTGACATCTGAATCATTGTACAGTTTTTTAAAGTTATCGCCGCCTTTGTCTAAAGCATTTGACGTTGATCCCATCATACATTTACCAATAATCTTACTACCTAATCTAAGACAAGTTTTTGTTACTCGCCAGTTATTTAGTATATTATCAGGTCTTTCCCACTTACCACTTTCATCGTGTACAAGTAAAGAAAGTTTTTCACCATCATAACTGTTATCACCAGTGTTCTTCCAGTCAATTGTAGTGTCTAGACCTTTTATCTCTTCTAGCTTTTCATTAGTGTCTATTTTCTTACGAGTAAACTTACTCGCTGGTACACGATACGCTAGCTCAGACTTTGGTCTATCCATACCATCTTGTATGGGCTTGAAAAAGAAAGGATAGTTTATTGATATAGGTACAACCTTGTCAGTAAACATCTTTTTAGCATCAGCTCCACTTTTAGATAGTATTCCGTATCTACTATCACTTGATATAGTAGCGAGATTAACTGTTTCCGCAGAACTCATAAAAGAAAAACCACTACGTCTATTTTTAAGGTAGCACATACCATAGCATCTACTGTCAGCTTTGCAAGCCTCCCAAAATATAAAAAACAACCTGTTAGCTTCTCTAAAGTCAGGGGCACCAACGTCAATTTTACTCCATTGAAGATACATATAGTGTGTGCCTGTTATAAATGTTGGCTTATTATTGTTATTAAACCAAAAACCTTCTTCACGCCTACGAAACTCTTCGTCTATATAATCGTGCCATTGATCTTTTTGCTCTTCTGGATAGGCTTTCCAGTCGAATATAGTTTTTATTTTTTTTAGTATACTTGGCTTTGGAAGTTGTTGCCAGGTTTTGTTTTCGTTTGAATAAACGTCTTTAGGAGGTTTAGGTAAAGCTATTTTTAAACCTTGTATTTCGTATATGTCGCCAATCTGACCATTATGAGAAAGTACAACCACGTCATGATCTTTGTCATAGCCGTACTTCCACTTTTTACCTTTGTTAAGTCTACTTACTGTAGTCTTTTTTATAGGCTCTATTATATTTACTAAATTTTGCTCGTACATTATTTAGATCTGCCTTCGGCAAAGCCCTTAAAAACTTTCTCTTCTTTCTTTTCAATACTTTTACCCTCGAGTAAAGCCTGTTCTTCTTGTATACGATTAAGTATCTCAAAGGCATCGAATATTGCGAGTTTTTTTGTAGCAGCAGCATTTTTAAGTCTATCGGCAGTAATATCATCACCACTATCAACAATAGCTTCTTTAGCCACTTTGATAAGCTCTTCAACCGCTCTATGACCAGCTTGGATTATATTCTTCTTCGTTTCCTTGATATTCATATTTAATTGTAATAAAATTTGATAAAACTCTATATAACCTTTTTCCTTCAAAAACAAACTCATACTCACTGTTGGGTCTAAAGCCTACTAAATCACCCTTATCTACAGTACCATCAGTATACTTAACTATACCAACCAGTGGTTTTTCTTGATCTGTATTATAATCGCTAGTAGCTTTTATTGGCTGAACAAAGCAAAAACCCTTAGGGCAAGTCCAACTGTCTTTTCTTTTGTATAAAAATATTTGATCCGCGTATATTATGTATGTGTCTTCGTTAAAGTAAGATCTGCTATTTTTTTCTTTACCTTTAATATCTAACCAGCGTCTAAATACGTTGTGATGCACTAACACAGTATCACCAGGTTTTATACCTAGATCATCACCTATTATAGGACAAGATACAACTTCAGCTTCTCTGTTAACATACTGATGATTAAAGTTTTCTGTGTTTACAATAAGACTTTTATCACCAACTTGTACAGAGTTGTTATATCTTTCGCCCTTAGGCTTTATAACAAAGCAATATACGCTTTTCATTAATACTCTAGATTATACTCTACAGATACCGCCATGTTTTTATTGAAGTCTTTCCAAGGCAATACGTTTTTATTTTTTCTAATGTATATAGAGTACTTATCTTCTTCCTCTACAATATCACAAATAGTGTGACCACCATACGCTTCCTGTCCAACAGAATAGTGCATGGCGTCAATTTTGTAATCTTTACCTATTGTGATTTTACGAATTAGTTTGCTCATCTTCGTTATATTTAATAGTTCCGTCAGCAAGATTTACGTCTATACTTCCGTACTCTTCTTGAAACTGAGCTTGCAAGTCGCTAATAGCAGCTTGAACTTGAGATATGTTGTTGAACATTCTGTGCTTAGTAACTTCTAAGTTTCCTATTTGAGTTTCTATTCTGTTGTAGCCAGTTACTAGCTTTTGTAGATTTTCTAATTGTTCTTTTGTAACTTTTTCTGCCTTAGGTTTAAGGTCAACGATTTTATCTCCTTTTGGAGTCTTTCTTTTTGCCATTTTATTTAATTTAATTAGTTAATATTATTATACGCCACATCTAGTGGATATATCATTTTCTATACTTGCTAATAGTGTAGTGTCTGTTATTGCGGTGTTGAATATAGCCATCTCAGATATATGACCTCTCCAGTTAGCAAAGTTTCCAGCTGCAGTTCCTATATCATTTACTATAAACGTATTAGCTGGGTCAGAATCATCTCTACCTGAATTAGTGTCTGTTACATTAGACCCATCAAATCTAACGACAACGTTATCATCTGGGCCAGCACTTCTTATCATTGTAAAAACAAAAAAAGTTCTAAAAGGAATGTTAGATGTTAAGTTTAACATATCAGCATCTTCATCTGTAGTATCAGGTAAAAGTAAGCTTATTCTATCTGGATCTGCACCTTGATGAAACCTTAAGCAGTTGTCTGAAGCACTACCCATTAATCCCATTGTTTCTTGGTGCGATATGTCTATACACGCTATTATGGTAAATTGACCTAAATCTATATTAGATGTTAAATCAAGTCTTTCATCATCATCCGCGCTGACGTTAAATTCAACATTATCGTTCAAGGAATTGTATTCTGGTTGACGAGACGCAGTTGTCTGCACGGCATGATTATTGTTACCAGACTGATCATTCCAAGCACTTACGTCACTACCGTTTAGAGTTATGCCAGTAGCATGCTTTAGCCAAAGCTGCAAATGAGGATTTCCGGCTTCTAAAGCAGGTAGTTCTTCAAAAGCGTTGAAATGTGATATGCTAGTTCCTAGTCCTAACATATTATCTTTTTGAAGCGTAATATATTATTATACCATGAGTGTAACTTGTAGATAATTTACACCTCGTCCATCTACCGTATATAGTAACTCCTTTTGGAAACTCTACTGTATCAGCTATTGCAGCTGAAGTTACAGCATCGCCATCATCATCTTCACCGTTAGGTAAAATTTGCGTTTGAGTTCCTATAAAAGCAACGCCATCTTCTGAGGCGGCGGCGGTTGTTACGTTAACAAAAGAATCATCAGCTACTAAACCATTTGTACCGTGAAACTTTACGTTTTCCAACATTGTAATAGCAACTATTATCTTGCCTGTAGGAGCATAAAAATCCGTAGCAGTTTTTAAGTGACCGCTACCCATTTGGCCAAAGCCGTATGCTACTTCTTGTGAGTTAATTCCCATAATTTTATTTATTTGTTTGTTCGTTTTTCTTTGAACTTCCACCGAAGAAGAAGTCTATTATTGTATTTACTTTAGCGCTCATAGCACCAAATATTGTTGATATAAAGCTAATTTCAAATTCACCTAAATCTATTGACTTTGTAACAAAATAATTAAACATTACAAATGTAATACCAAAATAAGCAATAGTAAATAGCGTTGCTAATACCTTTTGAATAATAGCATCGTCCTTATAAAGATCACGCGCATCTTTACGATCTTCAACTTCTTTTGCAAAAGCTTCACGCTCTGCATCAAGAAGTAGTTTTTTAATAGCGAACTTAGCTTCGTCGCGCTCTTTGTCTGTAGTAATAACTTTATCAAGTATACCTTCAGCGTTGTCTACTACTTTACCTAATATTCCTCCTAGTAAATTGTTTATCATATTATTTGTTTTATGGTGTAAATGCGTCTGCTATGCTTAAACTAACTATACCTGTTATCTCAGGTACTATAGTTTTAGCTGTTATTGTTTCGTCAGCTCCAGCATCACTGGTCAAATAGGTTGTTGTAACCATATCAGCGATAACGTGAAAACCTGGTGTTCTAGCTGCAAACGCAATAGCCTCCATAGCTTCTTTGTGTCTGTGCGTTGAAACCGTCAAAATTAAATGGTCATAAGCCGCTAGTGTTGGCTCATACATAATACCAAGTCTTCCGTCTGTTTCTGGAAACATAGCTCTTATCATATCCCCTCTTATACAAAGAGAATCTGCCAAGTCAGAAGCGTTACTATCGTCAGCATCTTGATCTGTTACGTTTCTAAAATATAACCAACTACTAGGCACGGTGCTCTGCTCTAAGTGCGTCTTGTTCCCAAGGTAGCTCGTCTGAACCAACTTCTCTCCATACGCCGTTCCACTTTACACAATCAACTCCGTTAATATCTTTTCTAGGCACTGTTTGTCCTTTCCATCTAACGTAGTTGTCATTATAATCAAGTTTACCATCAGCCATATCTTTTAGATGCTCATACTCATGGTTCATTGTTTCTCTATATAGCTTAGAGTTTTCATTAAGATCTGGGTGTACAAAAATTGTACCATCTTTATTGGCTTCCGCTAATATACCAGCACCCATATTTCTTTTTAAAACAGGGGCTCCGTTAAATGTTCTTATACCTCTTTTTTCTGATCCTAGTTTAAACGCCATTATCTATCTGAGTCTTTTATCATATCATCTATAGCTTTATTAAAAACTTTATCTGTATATGATTTGTTATTGTAGAATACACTTCTCTCTGATGTTGGCATATCTTCTTCGCCTAACAATATTCTGTATATTCTACTTATAAGTTGGCTGCATTTAAAAGAGGTTTTGAAGACGCTGTATTTAATCGTAGTTCGATTTCGATGACGCCAGACCTCTATCCAGCCTAGTTTTCTTAGTTTATCCCACCG